AGAGTTTAGAGAAGCAAACAGATTATTCTTTATATTCTGGGAAGCTTGCAAAGCAGATACAAGATGCTACGGAATGTGCTACCTCAAAAATAGACGGAGTGGCTTTTCATTCATGGCATCATCGGAGACTGTTAACCAAGCTACTATCTCCTCAGATTCAAGATTTGGTATCTTATCAAAATCCGGGGCTGATGCTAAAAAAATGTTTACCGACAAGGTTGTACCAATATCCGTCAACTATCCTTTCTTCTTTAAACCAATACAAGATGGAATGGATAGACCAAAAACAGAGTTGGCATATCGTGTTCCCGCAAGTAAATTTACTAGACGTAAAATAATTGTAAATGAAAAAACTGAAGAGCTTGCTGGTCTCGACACTACAATTGATTGGAAGAATACTGGTGACAATAGTTATGATGGTGAGAAGCTTGCGTTACTTGTACATGATGAGGCAGGGAAATGGGAAAGACCAGAAAACATATTAAATAACTGGCGTGTAACTAAAACTACATTAAGGTTAGGATCTAGAGTCATAGGTAAGTGTATGATGGGATCAACAAGTAATTCACTTGACAAAGGTGGAGGAAACTTTAAAAAACTATATAATGATTCAGACGTTACAAAAAGAAACCGCAATGGACAGACTCGCTCAGGATTATATAGTTTGTTCATACCTATGGAATGGAACTTCGAAGGATTCATTGATTCTTATGGAATACCTGTATTCAATACACCGGAAGAACCGGTTGAGGATAACTACAAACAACTTATTGACATCGGGGTTATCGAACATTGGGAGAATGAAGTTGAAGGATTAAAAGGAGATCAAGACGCATTAAATGAATTTTATAGACAATTTCCAAGGACTGAAGAACATGCTTTCAGGGATGAAACTAAGAATAGCATATTTAATCTTGTTAAGCTTTACGAACAAATTGACTACAATGAAGAAGCTAGACATGATGGTAATGTCAATACTGGATCTTTTTCGTGGCAGAACGGTATTAAAGATACAAAGGTCCAATTTACACCGAATCCTAACGGAAGATTTAAAGTAAGTTGGGTTCCAAGTTTAAATTTACAAAATAAAGTAATAACAAAAAATGGACTCAAATATCCTGGCAATGAACATATTGGTGCATTTGGTTGCGATAGTTATGATATATCCGGAACTACCGACGGCAAAGGATCTAAAGGTTCATTACACGGTCTTACGAAATTTAGTATGGAGAATGCTCCACCGCACAGGTTCTTTTTAGAATATGTTGCAAGACCTCAAACAGCAGAAATGTTTTTTGAGGATATATTAATGGCATTGCATTTTTACGGTATGCCGATACTTGCAGAAAATAATAAACCAAGATTATTATACTATTTAAAAAGAAGAGGATATAGGGGTTATTCGATGAATAGACCTGATAAAGTTTGGAACAGATTATCTGTTGCTGAAAAAGAAATAGGTGGTATACCAAACTCAAGTGAAGATATTAGACAAGCTCACGCAGCTGCAATTGAAAGCTACATAAACTCATATGTAGGTGATAAAGGAAATGGGGATTACGGAGATATGTATTTTAATACTACATTAAATGATTGGGCTAAGTTTGATATAAATAAAAGAACAAAATTTGATGCCGCAATAAGTTCAGGTTTAGCAATTATGGCATGTAATAAAAATTTGTATACACCAAAAGCTATGGTGCAATTAAAAGATAAAGTTAACTTTAGCTTTGCTAAATATAACAATAAAGGCGATATTTCAAAAATAATACAATAAATGGCTAAGATAATTAAAAAAGGTATTTTTCCAAGTCAAGCTGTAAGCGGCGCTGAGAAAGCTAGTGAACAATATGGTTTACAGATCGGTAATGCTATAGAGGCAGAATGGTTTAGAAAAGACGGGTCAGATACACGTTACTTTGCTAATAGAGATAATTTTCATAGATTAAGATTATATGCAAGAGGCGAACAGAGTGTAGATAAATATAAAAACGAATTATCAATTAATGGTGATTTATCATATCTTAATTTAGACTGGAAGCCCGTTCCTATTATACCTAAGTTTGTAGATATAGTTGTAAACGGTATACAGGAAAGAACATATAATTTAAAAGCATATTCAGTTGATAGTGTTGCGTCGGAAGCAAGAACAGAATATGTTAAAGGATATTTAGAAGATATGCGTTTGTTTGAATTTAAACAAAACGTAGAAGCTCAGACAGGATTAGATACGTTTAATAATGACCCAAACAATTTACCTGAATCTGACGAAGAGCTAGAATTACACATGCAATTAAACTATAAACAGAGTATAGAAATTGCGCAAGAACAAGCTTTAGCAAATGTATTTGATTTAAATAAATATCATTTACTTAAGAAAAGATTAGATTATGACACAACTGTATTAGGTATATCTTGTGTTAAAAATAGTTTTAATACAGCAGAAGGAATTAAATTAGAATATGTAGACCCTTCTGATTTAGTTTATTCTTATACAGAATCACCATACTTTGATGATTTATATTATGTAGGTGAAGTAAGAAAATTAACTATAGCAGAACTTAAAAAACAATTTCCTGAATTAACTAATGATGACATTAAAAAATTAGAGCAGTACGGTTCAGGAAGTAATATGCTAGGTAGAAAGTTTAGCTCAGCAGATAGTATTGATGCTAATTACGTTTATGTATTACATTTTGAATATAAAACTTTTGAAGATCAAGTATATAAAATTAAAGAAGGTGCAACAGGTGGTGATAAAGCAATTGAAAAAACAGACGCATTCAATCCACCTCCTTCAAGCGAACCTAGATTTGAAAGAGTAAGTAGGTCAATAGAGGTTTTATATGAAGGAACAAAAATAGTTGGACACGAAAAATTATTAAAATGGAAAAAGTGTGTTAATATGACACGCCCTAAGTCCGATATTACAAAAGTACAAATGAGTTACAATATAGTAGCTCCAAGAATATATAAAGGAAAGCCTGAATCTTTAGTTGGCAGAATGACATCTTTTGCAGACATGATTCAAATAACGCATTTAAAATTACAACAAGTTCTTTCCAGGCTTGTACCAGACGGTGTGTATTTAGATGCGGACGGCCTTGCTGAAGTGGATTTAGGTAATGGTACAAATTACAATCCGCAGGAAGCATTGAATATGTATTTCCAAACTGGTTCTGTTATAGGAAGATCAATGACGCAAGACGGTGATATGAACCCAGGTAGAATACCTATTCAAGAATTACGTACAGGTGGTGGTAATAATAAAATTGCAAGCTTAATACAATCTTACAATTATTATTTACAAATGATGCGAGATGTTACAGGATTAAATGAAGCAAGAGATGGTAGCAGCCCTGATAAAAATTCTTTAGTTGGTTTACAAAAAATAGCAGCAGCTAATAGTAATACAGCAACACGACATATATTACAAGGTGGTTTGTATTTAACTTTAAAAACCGCTGAAGCTGTATCATTAAGAATAGCTGATGTATTAGAATACTCAAATACAAATAACCAATTTATGCAATCCCTAGGTAAGTTTAATGTAGGTAACTTAAATGAAATTACAGAGTTACATACACACGACTTTGGAATATTTTTAGAATTAACACCGGATGCAGAAGAAAAACAACTTCTTGAAAACAATATTCAAATGGCTATTCAACAACAACAAATAAATCTTGAAGACGCAATTGATGTTAGAGAAGTTAGAAATTTAAAACTTGCTAATCAATTATTAAAAGTAAGAAGAAAAAGAAAACAACAACTTGATCAGCAAATAGCACAACAAAATATTCAATCACAATCTGAAGCTAACGCTCAATCATCACAAGCAGCAGCTCAAGCAGAAGTTCAAAAGCAACAAGGTATTGCAGAAAGTAAAGTACAAATTGCACAAGCACAATCTCAATTTGATATACAAAAATTAGAAAGAGAAGCAGCAATTAAAAAAGAATTAATGCAATTTGAATTTGATTTAAATATACAGCTTAAAGAAGCTGAATCAAATGTAATTAATGATAAAGAGAAGATGAAGGAAGATCGTAAAGATGAGCGAACAAAAATTCAAGCTTCTCAACAAAGTGAATTAATAGACCAGAGAAAAACTGGTAAACCACCTAAAAACTTTGAATCCGCAGGTATGGATAACTTAGGTGGATTTGGATTAGAGCAATTTGATCCAAGATAAATTTTTAAATAATTATATAATATTTTATTATGGCAGAAATTAAAGCAAAAGTGTTGGAAGACGAAGTGAAGACTCCAGCCGAAAAAGAACAAGAAGTACAGAAAGATTCTCAGTATGACAAAGAGACTGACATGTACAAAGTAGATTTAAGTAAACCACCTAAACAAGAACAAGATGCCGTTCAAGAACAAAAAACAGAAGATGGCGTGCTACGCGGAAGCGGCGAAGATGAAGAAGCTGGGCAAGAAGCCGAAGTGGAACTGCAAGGAGTACGCGAAGAAGAAGAAGTAGTTTTAGAAGAAATTACAGACGAAGAAGTTGAAGAAAAGGTTGAAGAGTTACAAGAAGAAGTTGAAGAAGCAATAGAAGAGGCCCAATCAACCGCGCAACCTTTACCAGAAAATATTCAAAAAGTTGTAGACTTTATGAATGAAACTGGCGGTAGTTTAGAAGATTACGTTAGATTAAACGCAGATTATAGTAATGTAGATGATAACACATTGTTAACTGAATATTACAAACAAACTAAACCTCATCTTAGTTATGATGAAATACAATTCCTTGTGGAAGATGAATTTTCATATGACGAAGAAATAGACGAGGAAAGAACAATAAAAAGAAAAAAATTAGCTTATAAAGAAGCGATTGCAAAAGCTAAAGGCTTTTTGACACAGTTGAAGGATAAGTATTACGATGAGATCAAGTTGGGCTCTAAGTTACTACCTGAACAGCAAAAAGCAATAGAATTTTTCAATCGTTATAATAATGAGCAAAAGCAGGCTGACGAATTATTAGAGAAGCAATCAAATCATTTTAAACAAGAAACTAACAAGTTGTTCAACAAAGATTTTAAAGGTTTTAATTTCAATGTTGGAGAAAAGAAGTACAGGTTTAATGTTAAAGATGTAAGCAAAGTGAAACCGCAGAATTTATCAAGTGTCTTTGATAAATACGTTGATAAAAATCAATTATTAACAAATGCAAGTGATTTTCATAAAGCTTTATTTGCTGCTTCAAATCCTGACTCTATAGCAAATCATTTTTATCAACAAGGTAAAGCTGATGCAGTTAAACAAATAACAGCAGACGCTAAAAATATCAACATGAATCCGCGTAAAACCGCAGATGGGTTTGTTGATGCCGGTGGAATGAAAGTGAAAGTTATTTCAGGTGATAATCTTTCGGGAGCAAAATTAAAACTGAAAAATTATTAAACTAAAAAATTAATTTAAAATGGCAAACAATAATGTATTTACAGGACCTGGTGCTAGTAGTTTAGTAAGTCCAAATGTACAAAAAATGACTACTGCAGGTAGTTATTTAGATATACAAAATGATGGATGGGCTAAACAATTTTTACCAGAGCTGTATGAAAAAGAAGTTGAAAGATACGGTAATAGAACCGTAGCTGGATTCTTAAAAATGGCAGGTGCAGAAGCACCATTACAATCTGATCAAATTATTTGGTCTGAGCAAGGAAGATTACACATCGCTTATCAAGCAACTGTAGCAACTGCTACTGGATCATTATCTCAAATTAAAGATATTGACAACACAGGTGGTTCTGATATTGCACATTCGTTAAGAATTGGTAATACAGTTGTATGTGAAGTTGAAGGTGTAGTATTTAAAGGTTTTGTAAAATCAGTAGGTACAAACCCAATTATCGTACCTTATGGTAATGATGTAATTGGACACTTATCTGGTATTACAGATGACTCAAATCAAACTATTAAGTTATTTGTTTACGGTTCTGAATTCAAAAAAGGAACTGACTCAATGACTGAATCGGTTGAGCCTAGCTTTAAAACTTTCACTAACAAGCCAATGATTCTTAAAGATCACTTTGAAATCAATGGTTCTGACACAGCACAAATCGGCTGGGTTGAAGTAACTGGTGAAAGCGGACAAGGAGGTTATTTATGGTACTTAAAAGCTAGTGGTGATACAAACGTTAGATTTGAAGAGTATATGGAAATGGCAATGGTTGAAGCTGAAAAATCTGCTTCAAACGCTGATTCTGATATTCCTGATGGATCTGAAGGTTTACTTTCAGCTATTGGTTCAAGAGGTATTGTAGCAACTCAACAGTTCAACGCATCTCCTGAGATCGGTGAATTTGATGACTTGTTAAAAGAATTAGATAAGCAAGGAGCTATTGAAGAAAACATGTTATTCTTAGATAGAGACGCTAACATCGTAATGGATGATTTATTAGCGAGCTTAAACGCATACTATTCAGGTGGTACATCTTACGGTGTATTTAACAACTCTGAAGATATGGCGCTTAATCTTGGCTTCTCTGGTTTCAGAAGAGGTTCTTATGACTTCTATAAAACTGACTGGAAATATCTTAATGATAAATCTACAAGAGGTTTAACTGGAGGTTTAAAAGGAGTGTTATTACCAGCTGGTAGTAGCTCAGTTTATGATCAAGTATTAGCATCAAATGTTAGAAGACCATTCTTACACGTAAGATATAGAGCTTCTCAAGCTGATGATAGAAAGATGAAAACTTGGGTTACAGGTTCAGTAGGTGGTGCAACTGCTTCTGGAGTTGATAAAATGGAAATTCATTATCTATCTGAAAGATGTTTAGTAGTACAAGCTGCAAACAACTTCATTAGATTTGATTCTTAATATCTATTAAAGGTACGGGTGCTTCGGCACCCAATGCCTTTATTTTAAACTTTTATTATATTATATTATGGCAAAAAAGAAAATAGCAGAGGTGGCTGTTGAGGAACAGCAAGTGGTTGCCACAACAAAACAAAAACAAAAAGAAAAAATAGAATACAAAGATAGGTTATATGAATTAACAATTAATGATACACCTATCACGTATATATTAAATAGTAGAGGCTTTTTACATTTTGATGATAAGCTTGGCTATGAAAGAGAAGTTAAATATTGTGAAAATCAAAAAACAATATTTGTAGATGAAATGAAAGGTTCTCAAAGATTAAGTCATATTGCTTTTAGAAATGGTAAACTTTTTGTACCAAAAGAAAAACAAACATTACAAAAATTTCTTGCAGTACATCCAAAAAATGGTTTATCTTTCCAAGAATATGACGCAGTTAAAGTTGCGGAAAATGAATTAGATTATTTACAATTAGAAATTACAGCTTTAACAGCTGCACAAACAATTGAACCTGATCATGCAGAAGCAATATTGAGGTCAGAATTGGGATCTAAGGTATCTACGATGACTTCTAAGGAACTTAAAAGAGATTTATTACTATTTGCTAGAAACAATCCAGAATTGTTCTTAGAATTAGCGGAAGATGAAAACATTAGTATTAGAAATCTAGGTATAAAAGCCGCAGAAAATCATATTATTAAATTATCTGACGACCAAAGAACATTTACTTGGGGATCAACAGGTAGAAAACTTATAACAGTTCCATTCGATGAAAATCCATATTCAGCATTAGCTGCTTGGTTTAAAACGGATGAAGGTGTTGAAGTTTACCAAACAATTGAAAAAAGACTAAAATAAGTCAGTAGTGGTTGAGCCGCTACGGCGGCTTAATCATTATATAAAAAAATATTATGGCAATATCAGTAAATGCAGTATATAGAACCGTACTTTCTATAATGAACAAAGAAGGTAGAGGATATTTGACACCTGATCAATTTAATAAAATCGGTGCACAAGTGCAATTAGACTTACTTGAAAAATCATTCTTTGATTATAACAGAGCAATGAACAGGAAAAAAAGTTTTGTTGTAAACGATGAGTATGGAGATTTGCCAAGAAACATAAAAGAAAAGATAGATATACTATCTAAAGAAGCTACATTAAGTATAAGCAATGGGTCATCTATATTACCTGTTGACTTATATAGAATTATAAATATAACATCAGGAAGCAGAACAATTAACCTACAAGAAGTTAAAAAATCTGAGTTATCATATATAAATGCTTCAAAATTAACTAAACCTAGTTTAGACTATCCGGTATATTATTTGGAGTCGTTATCTGCTAACACTAGCAATCAAGAAACGGCTGCTACCTCTACAATAGATACCAATATAAAATTTTTACCAACTACATTAACATCGGCACAGATAGATTACGTTAAAATTCCACAACAACCTAAATGGAGTTTTACAAGAACAGCTAATAATGCTTATGAATTCCAGCCAGGGAATGCTTATGATTTTGAATTGCATAAATCTGAACAAGTTAATTTAGTTATAAAAATACTTGCGCATGCAGGTGTAATTGTAAAAGATCCTACACTAATACAAATAGCAGGGCAAGAAGAACAAAAGAAAATACAACTTGAAATAACTAGATAATGGCATTACTACAAACATCAGCATATCAGTATTACGAAAACGCTCAGGTATTTATTGCTACAGCAAATCAAACTCAATTTACAGTAAATGAAGATATAGAACTAGCTATTAAAAATGATGCTGGTAAATTTCTTTTATTTGTTAATGAAGTTGAAGTATCTTCAGGATTTACTTATGTAAATGGTGTATTAACTTTTACAGCAGGAAGAGCTGAACAAGATGTAATAAGAGTAGCATTAATAAATAGTCGTTTAGGTAGTTATAGATATATAACTTTAAAAGATATTATAAACAACTATTTAGTTGCTTTTGTTGGTGATGGTAAAATTATAGATAGTGCTAAGAAAACTGATATAATGTTTCATGCACAACGTGGTATACAAGAATTTGCTTATGACATATCTAGAGTTGAAAAAATACAAGAAATAGAATTGGGCCCTAGCTTAGCAATGCCAATGCCAAATGATTATGTTAATTATGTTAAGATATCATGGGTTGATGATTCTGGTATAGAAAGATTAATTATGCCAACAAGACTTACATCAAAAGCTTCACAACCACTTTTACAAGATGAAGACTTTAATTATATGTTCGATGCTGATGGTAAACCGTTAACCGGATCTTCTATAATAGATGCTAGATTTAAAGATTTTGATACAACTAAAATTACAGGATCATTACCAAATCAAAGAGTAAATCATTCTGTATATGATGATTCAGTAGATAGAATGTCATTACACGGTGCTAGATTTGGTTTAACACCTGAAACTACAACTGAAAATGGATTTTTTGTAATTGATGAAGCAGGTGGTACAATTAATTTTAGTAATCAATTAGTTGAAAAAGTAATAACGCTTAGATACATATCTGACAGCTTAGGAACTGACGAAGAAATAAAAATACATAAATTTGCTGAAGATGCAATATATAAATATATAACTCACGCTATTGGTTCTGCTAAAGCTAATATGCCTGAATATATAATAAATAGATTTAGAAAAGAAAAAAGAGCAGCAATGCGTAATGCTAAAATAAGATTATCAAATTTAAAAACTGAGGAAATAACTCAGGTAATGAGAGGTAAGTCTAAACAAATTAAATAGTAAATATGCCAGAAATCAAGAATACCTTTTTAGAAGGTAAAATGAATAAAGACCTTGATGCTCGTTTATTAAAAAACGGAGAATATTTTGATGCGCAGAATATCCATGTAACAAAGTCTGAAGGTTCTGACGTGGGTACTGTGCAAAACATTTTAGGTAATAAATTAAATTACACAACTGGTGCATTTAAATCTGGTGAAAGAACTATAGGGATTGTTACTACAAATACAACAGACGGAATTAATGCTGCAGGCGCAGGTTATAGTGGTGTACCTAATGTTACCTCTGGATTTACAACAAACGGCAATGGTATTGGCGGAAGTGTTAATATTATTATAGATGGCGGAACAGTAACTAAAGTTACATTTAGCGGAACATCATCTGGTTATAAAGTTGGCGATACTATAACAATAAGTAAAGATACAGGTACTCCTGCGATTGGTGGATCTGCAAGTGTTGTATTAACACTAAGAGAAGAAGATTTATTAATTACCGAAGATGTTGGTACTGTGATTGGCCATTATGCAGATGGTGAAGAAAAAAATGGTAAAAACACAATATACTATTTTGTAAAAGGTAATTCAAAGCATAGAGACAATATATATTATTATCAAGAAGGAACTACAGCACCTATACCATTAATAAATAACTCTAGTAATTTTTTAAAATTTGATACTGATTTTTTAATAACAGGTGTAAATGTAATTGATGAATTATTGTTTTGGACTGATAATAAAAATCAACCAAGAAAAATAAACACTGTAACTGCTATTAATGATAATTCACATTATAGTAATGAAGATAAAATATCTGTTGCAAAGTATTATCCATATATAGCTCCAAAAGTATTGAGACAAGTTGATGGCACGGATCATTTTGGAATGCAAACTTTAAAAACACAAGCAAGATTAAATGGAGCGGTTAACGCTAGTAAAACTTTAGTTATAGATGAAGAGAGAGGAGTTACTGCCACTGCAAATATTTCACATGATACGCATGTTGGCCAAGAAATTTATGATGGTACAACTTTTTTAGGTGTAGTTACAGCAGTAAGTGCTGATGGTTTAACAATTACTTCAGATACTAACATAACTAAAGCTGACAATACTTTATTAACATTTTTAAATCAAAATGATAGGCTTAAAGAAAAATTTGTAAGATTTGCATATAGGTTTCAATTTAAAGATAGTGAATACTCTTTAATATCGCCTTTTACTCAGCATTGCTTTATGCCTCAAACTTATAATAATTCTTATGACGGACATAATGCAGAAGGATTAACTGATGCTCAAGAATTAGCAGCGGCCGAATCAACAATACTAGAAAGCATGATTAATGATGCCTCGCATGTTAATTTACAAATTGAAATGCCTTCTGACAAACCAACAACTGATTTTGAAATTGAAAAAATAGAACTATTAATAAAAGAATCTAATAGACCTGATATAAAAAGTATAGCTCAATTTGATATAACAGACAATAGTGTTAGCAGCGATAAAATATATAATTATACCTATAAAGGTAGTTTACCATATAAAACATTACCTGAACAACAATTAACAAGAGTATATGATAATGTGCCTGCAAAAGCAAGAGCACAAGAAATAATTAGCAATAGAGTTGTTTATGGTAACTATCAAGAAGGAGCGCAGAATAAACCTTATGATGGTAACGTTGGACAAAATTATTCTTTTGATTACACTTTAGCTATAAGCGATAAAACTGATACACAAAAATTTAGTAAACAATATCCTTATCATACAATTAAAACAAGAAGACAATATCAAGTTGGTATTGTGTTAGCTGATAGGTATGGTAGACAATCTCCTGTATTTTTATCTGACAATACTGAAAACTCTATTATAGCTGCTCCTGCTAAAACTGGTAATGACACACCTACAGGTTTTAATGGAGAAGCTTTGCAAATAACATTTAATAAAAAAATACCTGAAACAGATGCAAATGGAAGAAGTGTTTTGTATAGCGCATCAAACCCAACAGGGTGGTATACATATAAAATTGTTGTAAAGCAAAATGAATATGAATATTATAATATATATGCGCCGTCTGCAATCCATAACATACCTAATGCTAATGTTTTATCAGATTTAGGATTATATTATAGCAATGATGATAAAAGAACATGGCTAGTATTACACGGAGATAACGTAAACAAAGTTCCTAGAGATACAACAGAACAATCAGAAGATGATAATTCTGTATTTCCAACTGACACGGACTTATATCCAAAAATTATTAGCAGCCCTTTTGCTAATGCGCAAGTTAATATAATGTCTGATAGCCCACTTTTAAATATTACTGGTGTTGGTAAAGCTTTAGATCACGGATTAGAATTAATTGATCCTGCTTATACTAATCCAGCTTCAGATTCAAAAAGAGGTCATACATATATGGTTTTTCATAATTGGAGAAAAAATCCTTTATTAGCTGAATTACCCGACGGCTTTGGTACTTCAATAACTGTTACTCAAAATAATCAACAACCGTTGACATTTCAGGGTTCAACTGGATTTTCAGTGTGGGAAACAAAAGGATTTGAAAGTGCATTAGATATATATTATGAAACAGTGACTTGTGGATTAATATCAGAATTAAATACTGAAATATTACAAGGCCCTGGTGCTTCAGGCGTACCAACAAGTATTAAGTTTAGCGACGGAACAACCGCGGCTAATTTACCAGAAAATCAAACAGCTGGTAATGTTGTAGGTTCAGCGCATCTTCAAACATTTAATCAAGGCCTTAATGGTCAAGCGCCCGGACAAATATCTAACGGAGATATAACTTATTCAGTTGTTCAGGTATTAAAAAATGACACTGAAATAGATACAACAGGTAATTTGTTTTTTGACATACAAGATGCTGGAAATAATCAACAGCAACTTAAAACAACAAATAATTTTGCTTACTTTGGAACATCAAGCGACACATATACAGTAAGAATTAAAGCGGAAGACGGTAGTAATAATTCTACAATACAAGATTTTTTAATATCTGTAACGAATTCAACACCATCGTTAGTTTTACCAGGTACCGCGGCCCATGCGCATTTTGCATCAACTTCTGCAATTTTTACAAAAACATCAGCTTCAAATGGAAGCGCAGACACTACGCAAAATCAATTAAATTTACTTTATAGTATAAAAAGTGTTACTTATGATCCAACCGGTGTTAATCAAACTAATGATACACATAAAGCTAAATTTAGTATTAATACCGCAAATGGTACTGTTACGGCAAATAATCATGTATTTCCAGCATCCGAAGTTGGTAAAGTTTATAAGATAGTTGTTGAAGTTAATGATAATAGTGGCGTAAACGGTTCTAATACCGCTGATGGCGAATGTCTTGTTACAATTGGTGTTTGGTTTTGGAATAACTTTTTATTTTCTAGTGGAGGTGCACCTGGTGTTTGTGGCGTTTTATGCGCAAATTCACCAAGTCAAAACTTTTATATTAAAAGACCAACAACAAATACATCAAGTAGTTTAACTCCCCAGCTTAATGATTTAGTATATACAGATGCTGCGGCAACAACTGTTTTTAATAGTGGTGCTATAATTACAAATAATATGGTTGATGGTGAATATGTTGATGTTTCAGGCGGAGCAATACAGTCGGTAGGTAATGATAACGGTTGTGATGGTTATCCTTGTAATTAGAGAATTAATAAAATATGTAATAATTAATATAACATGGCAGCAACAAAAGAAATCGGTTATTTTAACTCTATATTTATTAAAAGTTTTGATTTTGGAGAAACGGATAATATTGCAAACGAAAGATATTATATAGAAGAAGCAAGAATAAAAGGTGGATTTAATGAAGCTTTCATGGAGCCAGGCGTTAGGGCCTATGCTACTAATGATGATTACACTGTTATAAATAGAAAAAATGCAATGATTTATTCTGGTATTTATAATTCAAGAACTGGAGTAAACGAAACAAATCAATTTCCTATTGGTGCTAATATTACAAAAGCGGTTGATATAACAGATGGCTCAATACAAAAGCTACACGCAGAAGATCGCGAGTTATATATATTACAAGAAGATAAATGTAATGCTGCCGGTATAAATAAAGATTTTATATTTACAGCTGAAGGAAGTCCGTTAAGAACAGCATCAAATATAGTTATTGGACAAGTAAGAACGTTTTTAGGTATATACGGAATAAGCACAAATCCTGAAAGCTTTGCGGTTAAAGGTAATAGGAAATATTTTACAGATAAAAAAAGAGGTGTTGTTTTAAGGTTAACAAGAGATGGATTAACTGAAATATCAAATACAGGTATGAGAGATTATTTTAAAGATAATCTTAAGTTAAACACAAATCTTATTGGCATGTATGACAATGAAAAAGACCAATATATTTTACATTTAAAAGAACAAAGTAAAACCATTGGGTTTGATGAATCTTCAAAGGGCTGGACTAGTTTTTATACTTTTTATCCTGAAGATGGATTTACTTTAAATGGCACTATGTATACTTTCAAAAAAGGAAATGTATATGCACATTATAAAAATACAGACTATAATGTATTTTATGGCGAACCTGCAGCTGAATCTAGTATAACATCGATTATGAATACAGATAGTTCAGTAGTTAAAACATTTAAAACATTTGGTTACGAGGGCACAACAGGTTGGTCAGCAAGTGATATAAAAACAGATTTAGATGATGTAAATTATACAGATTTAGGTGTAGATATTGCTAAAGCTGATTATAGTTTTACAACTGATTATATATTGCCATCAATGTTTAAGAAAAAAGAAAACAAGTATTTTTCAATATTACAAAATGGTTCAATAGCCGGTCAAGAAGACGAAGTGTTGTTTGGAGATGATGTATCAGGTATAAAAGGAATGTATCTACATACTAAATTAAAAACAATAGAAAATAGTAAACAAGAATTATTTACAACATTAAGTGAAGTTGTAATATCATCAAAATAAAAAATTATGGCAGAAGGTGGTTTCATGAAATTTCTCGGCGGCGGAGGCGGTTCTTTAATAGGCGCAGGTATTAGTCTTATTGGTGGATTGATTGGCGCTGGAAAAGCCAGACGTGCAGCAAGAAGAGCAAGGCGACAAGCCGCAGCTTTAGGTAGACAAATAACAAATTTAGAAAACAATAGACAAGCGGTTATAAATCCCTATTCTAATGTTAAGGATTTAAGCAGTATGATTACAAATCCATTTGAAAATTTACAAGTTGCTACTGAAGCTGCAGAAATGAAGGCTAGAGAACAAGATTTATCATTAGCAACAACATTAGATACACTAAGGGCAACAGGTGCAGGAGCGGGTGGTGCTACAGCGTTAGCGCAAGCGGCATCAAGAAGTAAATCTAATATTGCCGCAAGTATAGAACAACAAGAGGCTCAAAACACAAGATTAAGAGCACAGGGTGAACAACAAATGCAACAATTGCAAATGAGAGAAGCCGCAAGAGTGCAACAAGCAGAAGCACAAGGTAGAGCATTCCAATTCTCCGCTCAAGAAAAAAGAGATGTTGCTAAACTAAATAGATTAGCAGGTCAACAACAAAATATGCAAGGACAATCAGCACAATTACAAGGCCAAGCAAGCGCAATGACAGGTCAAGCATTAGGATCAGTTGGTAGTTTATTAGGTGCTGTGGGCGGTACAGCTGCATATAATCAATACCTAGGCGATAATACAAGTACTAAAATTAACTTACCTAAATTTGGTGCTTATGGAAAAGCTAAAAAGGGAGGTTTTACCGGAACTAGAGCAGATTTTAACTTTTATAATCAATACAGCGGTGCGCTTGCAAACGCTGGAAAAGCAACATTTTAATTATGGGAGCATACGAAAATCCAAAATTCTTTAATGCGCCAAACTATATGGCAGGAACACAAGCGTTTTTAACTACTTTTAAAAAGGGCTTTGAAGAAGAATTTCAAAAAGGTCAAGACCTTATTGCAGATAGAAAAGAATATGAAAAAGGTATATATGATAAAGGATCTGAGTTAAAAGAAGAATTAGATGCTGCGGTTGCTAATAGTCAAATGACTAAAGACCAAGTGCAGGGTGCGTTGAGACAATTCTACGATGATGCTTTAAAAGTTGATATACCCACTAAAAAAGGATTAGGTGGTTTATTTGTAAAAGCAAAAGAAAGAAGACTAGGTGATTTAGATTTACAAGAAGCATCACAAAGTTTTACAGATGCTGTTACAGGTATTAATACAGCTTTTAATTATACTTATGACCCTGAAGTTGATATAATGGAAAATGAAGATAGAGGTCACCCACAATTTAAAATAAAGAAAGCTATTTATGATCAAATTAAAAATGGGTCTGCTAATCCTAATTTTAATTACGCAGGTGGCAAATTTGATGGAGGTATTACAGTGCAAGTTCCAGATGATGAAAATCCTGGCAAAATGAAATCTGAAACTTTTACTACAGCACAAATACAATCTATATTTTCAGCTTCAGGAAAAGAACAAAGAGATATTATTGATGCTAAGCATGATGAAACAGTAAAAGGAATTTTTAATGAAACAAATGCTGCTGTAGATAATATAATGGCAGATGCAAAATATAAAAATAGAAGTGAAATTGCAATTTCTGAAGACCAAGCTTTAGGAATAGTTAGAAGAAGAATGGGTATTGCTCAAGATGGTGAATTAAGCCAAATGAGCAAAGATTTTATAAATGACGAATATAATAATCATGCTAACATCAGTGAAGCAAATAAGATTAGTATTTTATCAAAAAAATTAAAAGGATTTAATTTTACCGAAAACGAAATAAAAAGAATAGCTAACGAGCCTTTTGATATAGGTGATGAAACATATGCTAAAAGATATGGTAGCGATGACGTTGATTGGAATCTTGTTAAAAAAGGTGTAGAAGATGGGAAAAGACAAATTGTAGAAGAGTCTTATATGCAAGAGTTAAGGGATATGGGATTAGTTAATAAAGCTAATAGAAAAACTGTTGAAGCCCCAAGCGGAAAAAATAGAAATGATCCAAACAAAGTTGACGCATATTTAAATCAAAAAATTAGACAAGAAACTGCAATAAACGTAAATGCTTTTGTAGATACTCAATCAGAGGTGATTAAAAATATAAAGATGCCTTCTAATTTTTCTAAGTTTTCATATACTGACGGTGTTGTTGCATTCCAAATGGATGATGGGTCTATGGGGACGCCTAGCTCTGAAGCAAATTTAAAACTTGAACAACAAGAAGCTTTAAAAGAATTTGGTGATTCATTTATAAATGCTGAGTTTACTTATAGAGGTGGAAAAGAAAATGCATCTAGAGTAGAATTTAGCGGAGATGGTCGAATTAAACTTTATTTTGAACCTAAAACAATTGAAAAAGAAATTAAAAATGAACAAGGCGTAGTGACTAGAATTGACTCAATACCTGTTGAAAATGATACATTATCATTTAATTTATATAATCCAGAAAGTATGAGAAAATATTTTGATGCTATTGCAACGGAAGCGGGTGGTTCTGGCGAATATGCTAGAAATGCTTATTCAGCGGGTTATGATAGGTACATGTTACAAGAATACGCTAGCCCAGATGGTTTAAAAAGATTAAATGCTAAAGGTCAGCCAATGGACAAATGGATTAAATTTGTTGGAAACAAAGGCGGCCAGAATGTTTTATTTGATTTTATAAAGACTAATAGTGGTAGCTTAAACGAAGCTATGAAAAAATATAGAGATAACAATATAGCTGCTTATAATACCTATATTAGCACACAGTTACCAGGAGCAGAATAAATAAATAATTAATTATGTTTGAATATAATGGTGTAACATTTTCTATGCAAGACATAGAAAGAAAAGCTTTAGAATTAGATTTATCAATAGACGATTACTTGCAAAAAAACCCAGAAATAAAAAGGGTTGAACAATATAATAATCCTCAGCCAACAGATCAAAAGCCTGTTGATATTGATCCAAATTTTGGTGCAGATCTAGAGGTAAAGACAAAAGACCCTGTAAAGGAGACTGCGGTTGCGGGGTCGGACAATACAAGCAGTACGGGCTCTACTTCGGATCCTGGTTCTTTGGATTTAGAAAAAATTAACAATATTAGAAAAAAATTCGGAAATAAAGATGAAAATGTTATTTCAGAATTAAATGAAGAAGACGAAAAAAAACTTAAAGATTATATTAGTACTTTAAGCGGTGAGTCAGGTTTTGATTATGATGATATAGCTAAAAAAATAGCAGCTAATCCTGAAAGATATGCTAGTTTACTTACAGCAACGCAAAACCCTAAAGAATTATTAAATAGAAATAAATTACTTGAAGAATTAATGCCAGGTTTTTCAGAAGTTTCTAATCCTTATTTACAAAAAATGATTGAGGGTGGTGGTATGGGCACGATGACAGAAGAGGAGGAGATGTTAAAGCTTGCCGGTCAAGTAAACCCCCTGACCCAACAATTGGCCTCTTCACTTAGTAATACCAAATATAATTTTTCTGACGATGACTCAGAGTTATATAACGAGCCTTACTCTAGGGTAAAATTTGATGGTAATAATGTTTTACATAAGCTTGCGGGAATGTCAATAGGAGAATCAAGTAATCCATATATTTTTAGCGAAGAAAATTTGAATGAAGTGGGAGATGGTAGTCGTTTTGTTATTACATATGATGATGAGGGAAGAACAGCAAGAAATCAAAAATATAAAACTAAAAGTTTTAATATAAACACACTTAGGTCAATTTATAATAATATTTTAACAAATAAAGAAAATGCTGAAGATTTAATAAAGTTTGGTGATCAAAACAAGTTTAATACTTATGTTGAGCAAGACAGCTACGGCCGTTTACCATTTAATGAAAAAATCTTTGCAGATTTACGTAAAAATTATGAAACAGCTTCTCCAGAAAAAAGAAAAGAATTAGAAAACAATCCTATTTTTCAAGCTTATATGGATAATGCGCCTGAAAAATTATATGAAGTATCGGGCCCTAATAAAGGCAATGTAGTTTCTTTAGACCAAGCTTCAGGTGATGCTTTGGAAATTCAAGAAAGATCTACAGAAATTTTAGAAACCACTGAAGTAGACATGCTAAAAACCGGTTTATCAAGGGCTTATTCTAATCTTAAAGCAGCGGCTAAAGCGGCTTATGGAGACATAACAAAAACAGGTGAACAAAACTTTAAAAACAAAACATTTAAGTATCCAGGCCAAAGGGCTATGGCTGATATACTTGATTTTTTTGGGGATGATACTAATTTTAATGCGGACTTAAGAAATTTAAAAAGCATTTTTGAAAATAATGAACTACCTGAAAATTTAACTACTATAGCCGGTACAACTCCTAATGCTAATAATTTTAATAATGCTTTAAAAGAATATTTAGCATTTGGTAAAGCTGTAGCCATGAATATTGACCCTATACAATTAGATAGAGATACATTTTTGGGTGGTGTTCTAGATAACGCAGGTAGAACATTAGGGCTTAATGAAAAATTAGAAAGTAAACAAGAAGCAGTAAGATTTTTTGATGCAGCTATAAATAAGAATACTAGCCTTAGATATGTAGACCAAAAACAAGCAGATGAAAGATTATATGAAGGATTTGGCAATATGAGGTATATTGGTGATGGATTTGTTGATTTAGCTAAGTTTGCAGGAGAAGTATATGCTACAAGAAAACTTTCTGGTAATGCAATTTCTAAAGGAATAAATAAAGCTGATAAAGCTTTAAAAGGAGGTGTATTATATAGCAACCGTATTACTAGAGGCGCAACTAAATTTACTTTAGGCGCAGTTGATGAAGCGGCTTTATTTGTGACTTTATCATTATTAAAAGATGAAAATAGAGAACAAATACAGCAGAGTGCGTTGTTTGGTGGAGCGCTTGGTGGTGGTAATAAAATAGGAGGAGCAATTGTTGGTAGATTAATGGACCCTAAGTCTAAGTTTTTTATGCCAGCAACTCATAAAATGATACACTACAATATGAACCCCACTAATGTAATTGCAGGTGGTGCTTCAGGTTCTACTGTTTATCATTTTGCGCAATTAATGACAGACTCTGATGAGTTTATGAAGCTTATAGAAGTTGATAAAAATGATCCTAATTATTCTAATTATTTTGGTCAAAAGCTTTTACAAAGTTGGACGGCGGAGTTTGTTAAAATGACATTGTTGAGTGGTACAAAAAATATTCCAATGTCCCAAAAAGGTTTCAATAACCTGTATCATAGTATGCGTGAAGACGTTCTTAGAATGAAAGGTAGGGATGCTAAATCAGAAGGAGCTGCAAATTATTATAGTATTGACCATAATAGAATTGATAAATTTACTGAGGGCGATAAAAGATATAAACAAAATACATTAGAAAAAGATATTAATAAAGCTTATCAAAATAAGTTAAATGAAATTGAATCAAACCAAAAAAATGGTAAAATTACAGAACAAGAAGCAAAAGAGCAACAAAGTGAAGCCATAACAAATAAATTAATTTTAGAAAATAAATTAGCTTTAGTTACCGCTAAAAAAACAATAGAGTCTGCGCAAGGAAAAAAAGGTAATGAACACTATTTTGTAAATGAAGCGGATGCTAATGGTGTTGGGCAAAAATTATTAAAAGGCGAAGAGTTAACTGAAAAAGAAAGTAGAAAATTTTCAAATGTAAACCCTATATATGTTCTTAATTCTTTAGGCGCTAGAGGAAGAAAAATAGCGGAAGGTAAAGATGGAATGGATATAATGAAGTTTCAGCAGTTTAAAGCGCAACAAATACAAGAATATTTAAATAGCAACCCTAATTATAAAGTTGATTTTAATAATGGAAAATTAAGACAAGAGGCGTATGAGCATGTGTCCAAATTGCATGACAATTTTTACAAGATTCAAGGTCTTGAAATGAAATCAGAAAAAACAGATGCAGAAAAAGAACAATTAAAAAACTTAAAAGAAAACTTTAAAGAGTTAAGCGAAGGAGAAAGTCATAAAAAACTTAAAGAATCTATAGAAGATTACGTAAATAAAAAATATCAAGAAGATATTGCTTTTACAAAAGATATATTAAGAGTTACAGGGCAAGCCAAAGGTCTTAAACAGGCTCAATCAGAAAAAGAATTTCAAGAAATATATAACGGTACAGGATTAAAATCACGAGATGTAAGAAATCAATTTGCTTTTTATAACCCTGCTACACAAAAAATGGTTATAAATAAACAGCTTGCTTTACGAACAAGAACAATAACAACAGGTAAACACGAAGTATTACACCATGTTTTAAGAGATGTTTTAAAAGGTGAGGATGGTAAAATAAATAAAGAAGGCATTAAAATAATTGACGACGTTCTTAATGAGTTAACACCTGAACAAAGAAAAGTTGTGCAAGATAGGATAGATGAATCGTATAGGTATGACAGTAAAACTGGGAAAGAAAAAGCTAAAGGAGATTACTACGAAGAATATTTAACGTCGCTGTCTGAAGCTATAGCAACTGGAGAAATTGCTTTTAAAGAAAATGTTGGGAATTCTTTATTAGATTTTATTCCTGGCATGAGAAAAAGAGGATTTGAAAATCTTGAAATTGGTGTTGGAACTGGTAAGCAATTATTTAATTTAATAAAAAGCTATTCTAAAAATGAAACATTAGGTATTGAAGCAGCTAAAGCAATATCTAAAGATGCACCTGTAAAAGGTCTTAAAGGTGAAGGCAAAGCTTCAAAAATAGAATTAGAATCAGATAAGAAAACAGGCGTAGCAAAACTAAAAGCTAAGATACAAGAAAACAGGGATATGGGCCCTGGCAATCAAATATTAAATAAAAGAATTGAGCAAGAATTTAAAGACCAAATAAAAAAAGTTGAAGATTTAGAAACTCAGTTTAGCGCTGCTGAACTAAGAGCTAAAATTAAAAAAGCAAAAGGAAAAAACAAAGAGGATTTAGAACTGGCGTTAGAAGAAAAATTTGCTGGATTTGAGGCTGAAGTAAAAACATCAGGTATAGATATTAAAACAGGTGAAGCAAAATTTTCAAAAAGAAATATAAATGAATTAGCTGTTAATATGGCTAAAAAAGGTTTTGATAATCTTACAGGAAAAGAAATAGAGGCTATTAAAAATCAATATACAAATACAGCTTTAGCGGCTATTGGATATAATGTAGGTAAAGGAACAGTAAAACAAAAAGAAGCAGAAGATTTTGTTAATGAAGCCTTCACAACTATTGCTAGAAACTATAGAGCTAGAGACCCTAGGACCAGTAAAAAAATAGATTTTACAACATATATATATAATACTATTGGTAGAAGAGGTGCCGCTTTATATGGTAAACAAGAAAAACTAGCTGAAGCAGGTAGAACTACAAGCATAGACGATATTAGAGTTAAAGAACTAGCCGCAGAAAAACAAAATATCGAAGACGCTATTAACGTAAGTTTTGGTAATAGAAGTGAAGTATCTAGAATTAGTAACGGTACACCTTCTATAATACAAAGAAATCTTAAAGTAAATGGTGAAGCTATATTAGATCAAGGAACACCATTAAGAAACAAGTTTGTTGACGCAGCTGTAAAAATTTCTGAAAGATTATTAGATTTAAAATTATCACCAGAAAGTAAAGAATTTAGAAAAGAACTAGGAAAAGAATTATTAAAAGAAAAAGAATTATTTGAAGAATTTAAAAACAAAATTGGTGAAGAAAATTATGATACTTTTCTTAATGCTGTAATGCCTGGCATTATAAAAAATCCAAAAGGTTTGCCTTTATCATTTTATGTTCAAGCTGAAAAGTTTTCACAAAAATTAGGTAGAGAACCATTATTTGTTGTAAAAGAAGCAGATGCAAATCCTAAGTCTAAATATTTAAAGAAAGCAAGAGGTGAAGGCTATAATAGTGAAAATCCTGGTTCACAGGGTTATAGTAGAGCAACAAAAACAGAAATGGCTTTACTTGCTATTAAAGAAGGCAAAGCTAGCTATACTGAAAATCCTGGGGCTAATGGTGTTACTGTTTACAATAGATTAAATATTAGAGGGGAATCAAATAATAAAATAAAAGAATTTTTTAAAGTTCAAAATACAAAAGAAAGATTTATTAAAACATTGTTCAATCAAGCTATGATTGACGCTGTTATTGGTCAAAAAAATAAAGATTTATATTCTGCAACTGAAAAAGCAAGAATAGCTGAAAAGTTTCAAAAAGAGCATGATGTTTTCTTTTCAAGTAAAGAACAACAAAAAATAGGGAAAAAGAGAGAGTTTGGTTTTGGCTCTAAAGGATCTTTTAAAAATGCTAAAGAACAAGAAACGGCACATTTTACACTTATAGAAAACGCTCCTAAAGAATTATTACCAACTTTATATGATTTATATGCGTCAAATAATTTAGTTTCATGGGGGGCTAGATATGAAAATAATGGTCAGAAAGGTTCTTTCTTTGTTATGGGTAAAGACATAGCAAGCAGAAACAAAGAGGCTAATCAAGAAAGACTTAAGTCAGGTTTTATTATTGACATATCAGGCGCTACAGTGGGTCGATCTAACATAAATATTTTTCAACAAAGAATACTTAGTAGATTAGCTGAAGCAGAAGCTCCTAAAACAAAAGAAATAGAGCATGGGGGTACCAACCCTCGGGTTAAACCTAAAGAAAGTGTAGCTGCGGGTGTTAAAAGAATAACTAAAGAAAATATAAGCAAAGAAGCTTTAACTGAAAAAGCAATTGAAAAGTATGTTGAAGATGTTGCTAAATTATTTAAAGTAGAAGAAAGAGCCGCGTGGGATTTAATATATAATCAAAATGCAAGTGGTGGCTTAAATAGATCATTAGCAAAAGCAATTGCTCGTGAAGTTGGTGTTGGTAAATCAAATAGATTTGAGCATGTATTACAAAACGGGGAGTTTAACTTAATGATAAAAGATGTTTCTGAAGCTAAAAGCCCTGAAGCTAAAAAAATAATGGTTGATTGGCTTAAGAAAAATTATAGACAATACATTATATCAAAAGAAACAGAAAAAATAGTTGATGGCACATATAGATTAGCAGATGGTACAGTATGGGAAGCAAAAAAATCATTGCACCCAATAGTTAGAGAGGCCTGGAATAAAGTTAAAAATGGTGATACAAAAACTAAAATACCAAGTGTAGATACTAGATTTTTTAATGAATTTTTTGGCGGTAAAGTTATTAATCCTAATAATATAATAAACGGTAACGGTATATCAAAAGCAAAAGAATATAATGTGGAAGTGCCTGCTAGTTTAAGAAAAAATGCTACTGTTGTAAAAAATCAATATAATTTAATATCAGATATAGTTGCTGGTAAAATAACACCTGCTCAAGCAAGAAAAAGATTAGATAAAACATTACCTATATCTGTAGAGCAAGGTAGAACAGCATCTAAATATTCTAAAGGTAAAACAACAGATATTGTTGAAGTTATAGAAGGAAAAGAAACTAAAAATAAAGAAATAAGAGAAGAACAAACTGCTAAATTTTCAAAACAAAATATTTCAAAACAATTTAATGGCTTTTTAGAAAAATCTACTGGTATTAAAAAAGAATCTGTATTTGGTGCCGCAACAGCAATGGCTAGAGGTAAACAAGCTAAAACAGATTTTGGTGATTATTTCATACCTGTAGGCGCTGAAGATTTTGCGGGATTGATGCACAAAACATTAGCTAGAGGAAAACAAGGAGAAAAGCAATTAGAGTTTTACGACAAAGTATTATATGAACCATATAATAAAGCTGTAGAAAGAATGACTAATGAAGCAATGGGATTGAAAAATGATTTTAAAGCAATAAAAAAACAATTGAGTAATGTTCCTAAAACATTAAAACAATTTACTGAAGGTGGAGTATTTACAAAAGAACAGGCTGTAAGAGTGTATATGTGGAATAAATTAGGTTATGAAATTCCAGGCATAAGTAAAAAAGTTAAAAGTGAATTATTAAAAGAAGTTGAAAAGAATGCTGACTTGCATACATTTGCTAATGAAATAATAAAAATTACAAAAGGCGATGGATATGCAAAGCCTAAAGAAAGTTGGGTTGCAGGTAATATTGCAATGGACATGGTTGATTTATTAAATACAACTAAAAGAACGAAGCATTTAGAAGTTTGGCAAAAGAATGTTGACCAAATATTTAGTAAAGAAAACTTATTTAAATTAGAGGCTGCATATGGTCCTAAATATGTCAAAACTTTAAAATCAACATTGGCTAGAATGAAATCTGGTTCAAATAGAAAATGGGGGGCTAACGAAACAGTTGAAAAATGGAATGATTGGATTAATGGTTCAGTTGGTGCTATTATGTTTTTAAATACTAGATCAGCTGTGCTACAGACTATATCTAATATAAACTATTTAAATTTTAAAGATAATAATCCATTACAAGCGGCTAAAGCTTTTGCAAATCAAAAACAATACTGGACAGATTTTAATACTTTATTTAATTCAGAATACTTACAAAGTAGAAGAGGAGGGAATAAAATAAATATAAATGAAAGTGAATTAGCATTAGCTCAGCAAAAAGGTGGTGTACAAGGTGTTATAGCTTTAATGCTTAATAAAGGTTTTGTATTAACAAGAATGGCTGATAGTTTTGCAATTGCAACAGGTGGCGCAACAATGTACAGGAATAGATTTAACTCCTACAGAAAACAAGGATTATCTGAAAAGGCTGCAAAAGAAAAAGCATTTACGGATTTTATGAAAATTACAGAAGAAACGCAGCAATCAAGCAGACCAGATAGAATATCTGAACAACAAGCAAGTAGCTTGGGTAGATTTATGTTAGCATTTGCTAATACGCCAATGCAGTATAACCGAATTATAAAAAGAAATTTACAAGACTTGATAGCCGGCAGAGGTGATCGTTTAGACAAAATGACTAAAATTACTTATTACGGTATGATTCAAAACATTATATTTAACGCTTTACAAAAAGCATTATTT